CATGATGGTTTCTGATTCGTTGCTGTATTCCTGCTCTGTCATTCTCTTTATATTGCTTTAATGCTGTTTTAAACTGCCCTAGCAACACTCTTCTTGGCCCGCCTATAATAGCAGGCGCACCTGCGCCTTCTGTCCCGCGTGGTGCTAGGATCTGGATTCCTTTTCTTAGGCTTGCTTCATCACCCATCAGAAGCCGATTCATATCATTATGGTCGATCTTAATGGCTGCGTTTTGGATTAAGTTTGCAACGTCACCTTGAGAATAGATTGATCCCATTTTTGAAGCATAGATGCTAGCAACTGCCATGATCCTTTGATCACCTTCACTTTCTCCACGAACAACATCATCTTCGTCTTTGAAAGTCCTGTAGCTTGGTGATAGTGACTCAAGTTCACCAAGATCATCTGTTAAATCTATGATTTTCTGCACGCGCGCAGCATCCATATCTTTGATGTTGCCTTCATTCCTAACCAGCATCTTTTGAGCAAAACCAGAAATCATTGCAGGAACCTTAGACCTGAACTCTGGCGCAGTTTCAAAATCAAATGCCACCGCTGGCATGTCGCTGTCTTTAGCTTCTTGGATATACTGTTTTCTTTTGTCTCCAACAAAAGTTTCCCAATTATTAGAAGCTTGCATCGGATTACTGATATTCCCATTCTTAACTTCTTCTTCCAGGCGATCTCTTTCTTCAGTAATTTCCTGCATGTATTGATTCATTTTGCCGCCAGCCTCTAATTTAATAGAATTGCCGGTAATGGCATGTGCTATCTGCTCCGATCTAGCAACCTGGATTTGATTTAGTGCATCAAATGCTCTGTCCCTTAGTGCTATTCTTTGATGCTCACGATCACCTGGAGGAGTTAAGATTTCTGCACCGAACTCATCTGTTAAAACTTCATCTAAAATCCTTAATTGTTCTTGCTGAATATATTCAAGATCGTATGCCTTGTTGCCACGGTTTTTCTGCATCTCATCGTTAAACGCAATTAAGCGCTCACGGTAATTAGTTGCAGCCCTGGAGATGTCATCAGTTTCCTTCCTTTTCCGCATGCGCTCCAACTCATTCTTTGTGGATTCGGTCTGCTGAGCTTTGCGGTCGCCTTCGATGCTGGAAAGGCGGGTCTGGAGGCTGGATCTTAATGTGTCTGCATGTACCTTGAGACTCTTGTTGAATTGTTTGTCTTCATCAGATAATTCAGTCGCATTAGGTGTTGGTTCAATCTGGTTTTTCTGCCGTGCTGATTCTGCTGCTGATTCTATCTGAGATTTTGCTTCTTCAAGATCTATTTCTTTAGCCTTGTATCGTTCAATGATTTCTCTGGTGCTATCACTAAAATCTACTTCGGCTTGACCAAGGCGCGTGCGCTGGTCTTTAACCTTCAATTGTTCCTGCTTGCGTTCTTGCTCGTCTTTTTCTTTAAGTAAGCGATTAATAGCATCAGCCTTGGTTTTATAATCTTCGCCCTGGAAAATAGAATTCAGGTCTGCGGTGATTTCTGCCTTTTCAAGATCCTTCAGTACACCAGAAAATTCAGGATCATTCATAACACTGTCTACAATTGATCCGATTTGCATCAGAAGTGCAGCATTTGCTTCATCTGCTTTTTCAGGGTCTGCTTCTGTTAGTTGCTGGGCTAATCGGTTTTCATCAGCATATTGTGCTAGTGCTAGCCTTGCCTGCCTTTTTGCTAAAACAACTTTTCTACTTTCTTTTTTACCTCTTTCTTCAAGCGTTTTATGAACAGACCACGTTTGCAACCCCCCATCTCTATTTATAAAAAGTCCTTGCAGATCGTTTGCAAGCCTTTGGTGATACTCTTCAGGCAGTATATTATTGTAATTATTGATTATACCTGCCTGAATTGCATCAAGACTTTCACTTATTTCAGATCGAGAAGTTTCTGGTGTGTATTCTTCTTTATAAAGCAGTCCTTCCTCAGACGCTTTTTGTGCGAATTCTAGCTTTGCCTCCCTTAGTGTTTCTTCGTAAATTTTTTCTTGTTGCTCTTCTGCTTTCGTAGTTTTTTTAAGTATTGTTTGGATTGTATCACTATGACCCGCATCGTCTAATTGCACCGTCAATCTACGCATAAAAGGTTTTTTACGCGCAGGATTATCTTTCAAGTACGCTTTGACTAAATCACTTTTTAATAAAGCATCTCTTTTGTCGTTTAGTCTTTTTGTGATATTTGTTTCAAACTGTTCAGTTGATATTTTCCTGTCAAGAACATCTTTGCGAAGAGTCACACGCTCGCTTTGAGCAAAACGCTTTATTTGCCCTGCTAGCGCATCAGTAATATCTGCTTCTTCCTGCCGGCGCTCGCGCTCCTGCCTTCCTAGATCATCAATATAAGCATCAAACGCCATGTCTGCGCCTTTGCCTATGACTTGGCCTAGTCTTTCTATTGCTTCAGTTGGTGCAATCTCGTATTGAAGCCACTGCATGACATTCGGCGCAGCAGCGCCTTGTGCTTGCTTAGCAGGGCTGATCGTTGGCGCTTGTGCCTGCGCCTGGGCTGGGCGAAAATTAAGTCTAGGCATTACGAGTACATCCAATTAAACATTGACATTCCTTTAGCACCTGTGCCTGAAGGGTTGCCACCTGCGCCTGTATTTACCCTTGAAGAGTAATCCATCCACATCATCTGTGATCCTGTGCTAACCGCACCTGTCAAGAGAGTAAGGTTGCGCGCGTTTGCCATGTTGTTTGCGGATCGGTTCGCCATGCCACCTAAGTCATAGTAATAATCGCGCTCCATTTCACCTTGCTTGATAATCATTTGCGCGTTCCTGCTAGCATTGTTCCGTGCAGTTGCAGTCTTGATTGAAAGAGACTGATTCATTTGATCCAGAGCAAATTTATTAACGAGCGCCTGTGCCATTGCTACACGCCTCGGTGAGCCATACCCAACTACTGCACCACTGCTTCCACTGGATGAAACAATATCTCTGACTGCACGTTCACCTTTGTCTCTCTGGGTTGTTATTTTATAACCACCTTCCCATTCCATGTATCGGGCGGTTTCCTCTGCCGCCAGAAGGACTTCTTCAGCCTGCATGTTTGCAAACTGGAGTTTTCTGTCACCGTACTTACGATTAAGCTGTGCCTGCTTACGCATAAGCGCTTCAGACTTCGTGCTGGACTGATAGTTGCCCCACATCTCAAGCGCGCCCTTGGCGAGCATTGCGTAGCCGATATATTCAATCATCTCTTACTCATTCGTTTCATAGTCAATGGCTACATGCAGAATCGAACTTGGAAAGGGCTTATCCTGCCTTAAATAAATCTCACCAAGAGAATCATAAACTCCTGGCATTGTTAGCTCCCTGTCACCGGTAAAGAGCGGAAGCGCGGTGCTGATAAGATCACTGGTCAATCTGAAGGTTTCATCTGTGAGATCGGTGCTGTCCACACCATACTTCAGCCCCATTGTGTCCAGCAGCTTAATGTGGATGCGGTGTATGCGCTTTTTATTACCGATTGATGTCTGAGTGCTGGGATCTCCAATTGCGAGCGCTAGCGTTTGTAAATCACTTTCATAAGCGAATCCTACGCGCGCCTTCGTTACTGCAAGTGCAATCGTAAGCTGGCCTGCGCTTACTGTTTTATCAGGCTGGTTTGCATCATCACCTAGCACTGAAAGCGTTCCTCCTTCGATGTAGTGCAGGCCGGTGAGTGTGCTGGCACTTGAGCCGGAATAATATGCTCCACAGTCTACAAAATGAGCATCATCTACACTCATGCTGTTATCATAAAATTCCTCCAAATATTCGATATAGCGCTGTTCTATATCTTTCTTATAAACAGTATGTGGCCCTGCCCCTTGATCAATATCGATTGCTGTGCCGCCTGAAGTTGCTGCGACCTTGAAAGTGTTTGTTGTCTTGTTACACACATAATAAGTCGTTCCAGAAGTCAAATTTGCCGGCATCGTGTCTGCGGTGGTGAACTTGATTTGATCAGTATCGAGTAGCCCATGTCCAGTAATTGTAATCACGTTGGTGCTGGCATTAATATCTGTGTGCGGGAATTGTGTAAAATATTCATCCACATGGCGTTTGACCACCATCCAAAGCTGATCATGCCCTGAAGCTCCAGCCCCACGCGGGATCACGCCTATGCTTTCAGCTTTGGAGTGGTTTCCATAAGTCGCATCCGTATGTGTCCCTCCTATCGTGTGGATCGCCCAGGAACTCATATTCAGATCAACATTATAGGTGCAGGTTGCCACCTTCCCGTCTGTTCTGAGTACCCATAAAATAGATGCTGGCTGATCCTGAAACGCTAGTGCTTTAACGCCGGTCTGAGTAACATCCTCCGCGCGCAAACTGATGTCTTTTGCGCTGTATTGCTCCTGCTCACGGTCAAAGATCAACTCCCGCACCTTGCGGCCGTTCTGCTGGACATAAAGCACATTGTTGCCGACTTGTGCAGGAAGCGCGCTGTCGTGCGCACTCCAGTTGGATATCTTCTCAATCGTGAAATTGAACGGTGTTATTGTCACATCATCACGGTTCCCGAACATCTGGTAAATACCGCCTGATGTCCCGATAGAAAGCCTGCGGCCTTCATTGACCCACTCGATTTTGTCCACTGTATCGGACGAAATCATCAGCGAGAATGCATTATCACTATATATCTGCTCGCCCATGATGCTAGCACCTGCGGTGTCGTATTTGCCGGTGTTCACTCCAAGCGCTTCGCTTGCTGCAAAGTTATCGAAATCGCCGGTCTTGGAAAAGTGAGCAGTCTGAGGTTCTTCAGTTGTACCAGCTAGCACCATGCGCTGCTGGTAGATTTGACATGTGCGCGGATAGCCGGTGGTGCTTGAGAAAGATCCTAGCTGCCATTCGGTTGTTGCATCCTCAAATGCTAGATGCTCTGATGCAACAGCAGTAATGCTAATCGTGCTGGCGCGTGCTGTTACCTCGACATATCCCCATCGGATCTGAGGGGCGACTTCTGTATTAAGCCGTATGATTCTTCCGACATCAGTTGTCTGAAATCCTGAACTATCATTAATACCGGTTACTGAGCTTGCTTCAATTGTGACTTTTGAGAACTTGGGGATAAACTTCTTGTAAAATTTCAGTTCTGTAGAGATCGTTCCTGTAATATTTATTTCGTCGCCGCCGACACTTGTGGCTAACTTAAACGTGTTTATTGAGGCGGCAATTACATAATAAACTGTGTTTGCAGACACTCCTCCAATTCCTGAACCCCCTAAAAAGAAAACACGCTGACCATTCACCAACGGATGATTCGTCATTGTTATGAGGTTTGTGTCCGCATCTACGGCATCCTTTGAAATCTCTCCGACAAGATCAAAACCATAATCCTTGTAATAAATATTCCGTGCGCCTGTGCCTGCATCTGAAAAGGTTACTGCGCTGCCGCCGGATGATGCACTGATCTGAAAGGTGTCCAGAGTCGAACTGATTATGTGATAGTCAGTAGCAGCACTAACCCCATTAGGTAGATCATTGTCGCTAGCATCATCAAACCGCACGATATTATTATCGACAAGTCCATGATTCGGGATTTTAAATTTGTTGTTACTGTGGTCAATATTCGTGTCGGCAAGCTCTGCAATCAGTGGTCGATCTGTTTCTACTGAAATGCTCTGTGTGATCGTAAGTGTTGTGTCTTCAGTATTTAGCGGCAGATAAGGCCCATCTTTTAAAGTGAGATTAGCAAGTGTCCAACTCGTGTCGCTCACGCGCTTGAGTTCTGCAAACGCATGGCTCGGATGTGCTATGAAGAGAACATCAGCGGATTGCGTGAAGTAAAGATCATCAATCTGACCGACTGTGTAGCTGGTCGTCTTCTCAAGCGGTGCTTGGACAGTATGAGTGCCGGAGCCAGAAGCAGCACTTAGATCAAACGCTGCACCTATCGTGTTGTCTGCTAATGAAAGCGTGACATCGTTGGTGCTTTTGGTCTTTATGAAGTAGCGCTGATTTGCAAGCAGCCCATTCGGGAGTGATCCAGAGGAGGAAAAGTAGATGTCATCACCTACACTGAGTGCGCTGCCAGATGCTAATGTGATAACATTGGTGCTAGCATTCACACTGGAAATCGTGGTCACATCCGTGGTAACGATTGCATCTTCACGATAAAATCTAATGTAGCTTGCTCCGAATTCAAGGATATAACTCTGACCACTGCCAAAGTTAAATGGAACTAACCTGACTGCTCCATTATCCTTTGCACGCGATGTGTAGAAAGTCCCAGGCCGGCGTGTAACTGACCCTTGAGGGAGTGGAATATAATTTTGACAGACTTTTAAGCTGGAACGATACGAAGGGAGGTCAACATAACCCTGCATACGCGGGCTGATCTGCCCATCTGCAAAACTGGTTTGAACGCTTTGAACGCGCGCCATTTAGAGCCTCGCTTCGATAAAAACATCACTCCAAAGTGTGTCAACGTAAGCGCGCTCTGCTGAGTCTACTGAGCGTGCTTCTGCTAGCGCAGATTGATACTTTCCAAAAAGATTGTCGCGCAACTCAGGGCGGCCGGTAAGCGACTCGGCAATTTCAGATGCGAGCCGCAAACCTAGCGCTTGAATGATGAGCGAGTCAAATTCATTAGGGTCTGTTACCTGCTTGATATATTTGAGCTTCAATGTTGTCGAATCAGTGACGATTGAACCATTCTCTATTCGATAAGGTTCGTCCCAATCTTCAACATCTAGCACCCGTAAACAGTCGCTGGGTAGCGGATACGCATAATCAAAGCCCCAGGTCGGCGCAGTGTCCGATTGAGCTAGCAGCGTGCGCGTGACAGCACAAGCCCATGTGTGAGAGCGGAGGACTGCATCTCTTACATCGTCATAACGAAGATTGCAGAGCCTCGCCCTCTCATTAGTCTCTGACAAGCTCGATATCTTCTGATCGCCTAGATTACTCAGAGCGATGTTACAAATATCAACTACGCTTGCCATGCGATTTTATCAATCGACTGTGAATTCTATTGCACAAGTAATTGTGCTTGCAGCGCCAGCAGCAACACCAAGAAAGCCAAGCCAATATTCGCTTAACTTAGTTGCATCAGTATGCCCAGCATCTTCGTAGACCTTCTGCCCCATCACATTAATGGTGCGAGCGCCTGTTCCTCCATGATTGGCTAAATCTTGAGCTGAAAGATAATGAACTACTGCAAGAGTTGCATTCTCAGCATAGATGTTTGCATCTATTGCTGTTGCGCATGCATTATCGGAATAAAGGCCGACATCCCAATTAGTTGAACCAGAACTGACATCACAATATGTCCAGATGTGCATTATTCTCCAATCAGGAAGAAGCTTACAAATCGTATATGTGTCAGCGTTTGTTCCAGTGTTTTCAACAGTTGCAACAATAGAGCGCATCCTTGCTCCATACAGTCCAACACTGTTGTAAACCTGCGGCTTTGCTGCTTCGTTAGAAACAAGCGTGCTTTGTACATTTGCCATATAGTGCCTTCTGGGAGGGCAATTCCGTCCACTCCCAATAGAGTTTTAAATTAGGATGGATCGCAAGCAATCTCAACCACTCGCTCTTCTTCCAACCTGACCGCACCGATGGTCATGGAAAAATAAACATAAGTGGAAAATCGCTTGTCAGCGCGCTCGGTAATCCGTGCGCGGATGTCATCCC